TGTTCTCCAGACCCGATTTTTTCAATGCCGAAACTTGTTGTATACGAAGAAGCCATAATCTTGTTCCTATGCCGCTATTTTTGTCCAATTCGGCGTTTGTGTTGTACTTATTGCTGAGAAGTTAGATGTTTGAGATGTATCTATTTTCTGCCAAACCAATCCGCTGCCCGTAAGAGCCTGTGCTGAAACTCCCTCTACAGTGAACTTGAAGTTCACCTGAGTAGATCCAACACCACCAGCCGCTGAAACACCTGTTACGGAAACATTTGCTACTCCCGTAACAGAAACGGAACCCGTCGCACTAGCCGCCGAAACACCCGTAACAGATGCCACCGCTGCACCTGTAGCAGTAACCGAACCCGTCGCACTAGCCGCCGAAACACCCGTAACACTAACGGTGATCGGCATCACAACACTAGCCGAACCAACTGCACTGGCGGACTCAACACCCGTAACTTCAACAGGAACAGGACTATTCCACGTTCCTGAATTCCAAGTGCTTCTATCCCAACCAGTAATTAAGGCCATTACGCTATCCGGATAATAGCGTTATTCGCATCATTTGCAGGGTACTGAATAGTAAAGTCTCCCGCACTTGAAGATTTATCGCCGCCGAAATTAATCACAGCCACCGCAGGTTTTGCGGCATGGTTTGTTGTTGATCCGGTTCCCGCAGTACTTAAAGTACTGTTATATATTAACGCTCCACGGGCGCTACTGATGGTGGAGGAAGACCATGTAGTATCCGCGAAATCTAGGAATGCCGTGGGTACAGAACTACTGTTGTCGGAAAGACCAAGTGTGACACTACCTAAAGACTCTCCTCCAGCGGTATAATTGGTGCCACTGACTTCATTGCCCGTTGTGTATCCGGTAGTGTCTGCATCAATAGAAGCACTATTAGTGAACATAGCAATCTTGAACGTATCCGCACTAATTGCACTGGAGCCCGTTCGAGTGTGAGGCGTCCAAAAGTGGATCCCCGCAAGGGCTTCCGTCTTAAATGTACCGCATATTGCGGAAGAACCAATAGCCATTACAGCCTCCGTATAATTTCAGCAGTTTCTTCATGCCCCTGCTGTTTCATTAAAGCCCAGATAGTAGTACGTTCGCTTTGTGCCATTCTATTCATATAGAATATAAGGACTTCCTTCAACTTGTCTCTATGTTCCAGAGCTTGCTCCTTTATGACGGGAGGCGCTTCCTCCGAAACAAGCATAATTTTATTCAAAGCCATTTCAGCCATTTCTTCGGGGGAATGTCCCCTATTCTCTGTTGTAAAGACTAAAACATCTCCTAAGTCGGAAGATCCTACTGAATCAATCATTACTGAACGGGCCTTCTAACTCTATCGTAACGATATTGATCCCTTGTTTGCTTACCCTCACCTAAATTTTTAAGCCACTGTATGGCCTCCATAAATCGGTCTGTGTATGCTTTTAAAAGATCCGGCTCCCCTTTCATAAATAGATAGGCTTCACACAGGCTGGCATATAAAAGGCATAATTCTGCGTTTGTCCCCAACCAACTCGTTCCGTCGCCACTTGTGGTTATAGATGTCGGACGATAAAAATAATGTAACTCCACAGTATAATTACTATCTGGGGTAGGAGCCAACAGGAAACTAACGTCATCCCAATCCCCGTAATATTTAGGAGTTCCAGTGGTAGCTGGATTTGGTGTGTAATCCTGTAGCGCGGTCACCTGCTTATACAAAAGAAATTCATTACTGGAGGAGTTGATGACACTCAATGAATTAGGGGATAAAAAATCATCTGGTTTAGATAAAAACTTATTTCCAGAGGAGACCGACCCCTGGCTAGATTTTCGGAAAACATCTAGTTGGCACTCTTTTAAAATCCGCTCTTCAGCATTTAAAATAAATCTCGGTAATTGACTCACAAAAGTCGATTCGGTGTTGTCGGTATATTCCTGAATTGCAGTTTTTAGTGTGGTGAAAGTAAAAGCCATGTCACGCGCTCACAGTTACGGGACCGGCAGAGGAGTTCCCACCACCTCCCAATACACTCCCAACAGTAGCGGTTCCGCTACTGGCAGAGAATGTGTATGTGTTATCCGTTACTTTAGTTATGGAATATCCAGAACCACCCTCAATAACGGAGGAAGAGAAACCGTCAAAAGGGTTCACGGAACGAAAACGAACAGTGTCTCCAGTATCCCTACCATGTCCGGGTTCCGTAACTGTTATCACAGCGGAACCGCTGGACCCCGACCTGAACGCATCAAATGGAAGAAGAACAGTGACTGCTGGTTCCACCCTATCCGGACGGGCGTTCCTGAGTGCTTGAGGGTCTGCGGGGGATCTAACGGGAGTTAATTGAGGTTGCTTAGATTCCCACTCATCTTTTCCAACAAGAAGACCCGTCCATTCCTTACGCATATCTCTAAGTTTGTAGGCAAAACCAGAACGATCCGAAATCCCCATCGCGTATTTATTTGAAGCGTACCGAGCCATCAGGATACCGCACTTACAAAGGTGTAGGTTGGTACTAGGTTTAAGCTTGCCTTATCTCGGTCCTCTTCCGCCGCACGGATAAACTCTTCTTCATAAAGACCTTTCAAAACCTGAACCCTGTCCGGGGCTCTTTTCAAGGAAATGTAGTAGGCTAAACCCGCAGCTAGACACGGGTAAAAACGAAATGGAACCTGAACGGTGTCAATACTTGTATCCGCGTCATCTATACGAACGAGGCGGTCATAAATAAGAATGTCCGTACTATTCTCCGGGTTGGGCCATATCTTAATAACGGGTGTTATCAAACGGTCTACATAAAATTGTGTGGGCCTTCCCGTAGTGGACTTTGTGGCAATGCTTAAATAATCATCTCGACTTATACGCGCAATGGAGGCATCCGCGCCGCTTCTTCGCACTACCCCCGACAACACATCTACCGTGGCTTGAGTATCCGTCAAGCTGGGACTTGAGGAAATTGTAGTCGTAGCTCCGCTGGTGCCTCCCGTTATGTTTTCACCAGAAGTAAACGTACCGGAGGGGACGGTTAGTGTTATAGTCGTTGATGTGGGCTTTGTTATGACAGACGCCGTCACAGCACTGGTGCCGCCGGTTATGGTCTCCCCCACAGATAAGCTAGAGGAAGATCCAACCGTTGCTGTTATTGTCCCTACGGGATACTCGGAAATACCAGAAGCGACCGTCTGGCTTACTTGCTGTATAGTCCAGCGATTAAGACCACGGTTGGCCCAGTCCGCAAACAAAAAATTTAGTGACCGGCGGGCGGTAAGCGCGTCGTAGCCAGTCCTAAACTCCAGTCCGCAACGCTCAAACGCTTCCTCTACATACTCAGCTACATTGGGCTCAAAATCTTTTGATCCGGAAACAGCCATTGTCTTTAAAGCCTTTCACCTAGCCCCAGAGAGCAACTTTCATAGCAACCCCTAAATGGCTTAAAACCAGAAGACCGACAGCCCAGAGGACCCTTTGTACCCCGGATATGGACAACTGAATGTGATGAAGATCATTGGTCTTTATCGTATCCAGCTTCTGCTCCAACAAACGTAGCTCTCCACGAATTTCAAGGATTGAAAGCTCGTTTTTCCGGGAAGGATCCTCTGACATTACATGATCCTCACAAATACCCCATCACATCACGCGTAAAAGAAGGTCATTAGGTCTATGGTTGCCACGGTATACTCAACAACCGCACCGTCCGAGAACATAACACCCGTTCCGGGAATATAGGTATCGTTTGTTACTGTATTGTCAGTCCCTAGGGATCTTGTTTTAAATAGTATAGTTCCCGACTCAGGTGCCCCATTATATATGTTTATAACACCCGCCGTTCCTCCAGACACCACGAAGAAACCCTTTAGCCTAGTCCTACCCTGAAAAATAGCTTGAGCGCAGGTACTTCCGGAACCGACGGAGGCGTTTGCAGCATACTGAGCGGAACAGGTAGCACTGGAAACAGTTTTAAATAGCTTACTTCCAGACACACTTTCTGCGGAACCAGTAGAGGTGATAACTTCAGTCAAGGAATCCCCATACACATCCGTTCCAACAACCGTTACAGTCTTACCGTTATCCCCAGTCCCCGTGGTCGTAACCGTAATGTTACGAGCCCCGCCTGAAGCAAAGGAAGTATTGGCAAGAGTAAATGTGCTAGTAGGACGCGCCGCCGCCGCTATAAAAGTAGTGGAAGCCGCAACCTCATCACTTATTGTAATGGCTTGTACATCAACTTCAGCCATAGCCTACTCCTTAATCTCTCCCGAGAGGACCATCATTTTATACTTGGAGGTCCCCGGTGGTGGAAGATCCTTTTTAGAATCAATCCCGTAAGAATACTTGGATTTATTCTTAGAACCTTCCTTGCTCACCGACTTCTTCGTACCTTTATCAGCCATACTTCACCTATTACACAGCAGAGCCGAATTGGGTCATGCCATTGGTGACACGCTGCGCGGCTACGTGGATGTAATCACACCATGCAGCGTCCGCAGTCGTTGTACCGGACATGGCACAGAACCAAGGAGCCAAAGCGGAAGTAGGTATGTTAGCAGTTGTAGTAGTCACTAAAGCGCGATCTACATAAAACTCTACTTGCCCCGTTCCTTTTATGATAAATCCAAGCTGACGACTGTTGGAGATGTTTGAACTCCCCTCTGCGCCATCCGAAAAATCAACACCAGTATCCGTTTTTGTCTCAGTTCCACCACTGTCACAATTAGCAAAAATGGACGCCGCACCCTCAACAAGAAGGAAACCGATCTGGTTATTAGCGGTGAAGGGAACACCCGTAGCAAAAGTACCGTTCTCGGCTAGACCAACGAACATATCCATGTCGTCGGCGTCCGCTACCGCCACTCTAGCCTCAAAATAAATGTTCTTGCTGGCTTCAGCCATAAAGATTTCATTACCTTGAATGGCACCACCAGAGTTATCCGTAGAGCCGTCTCCAAGGGATTTCGCCCAGCCGCCAACATGATCTGCAAGGCATGTCAACGTACCACTGTTCAGGACGCTCTTAGTCCAGTCGTCAGTGTCGTCAATGTCGATGCCTACAAAGTCATCATACTTCAGGATATAATCAGGGTTAACTTGAATCGGCAGGTTCTTAAACCATGAACCCAGTCCACTAGAATCACTGCCGTGACCGCTATACATCAACGGTCCAGAAAAACGTGTAGTACCCATTGGTACACCTCCTTACAAAAGGTTTCGCCCTAGTGTCTTAGTAAGCGTCTGCTGGGACAGTCGCTAGGGCTATGATTCCCAGAAAACTAGGGGGAGGCGAACCTCCCCCCAGCGTCTTCATCAGGCTCCCGGTGATCCGAAAATACCGCGAGGATCCGACCAACCAAACGCATAGCGTTCGCGGGCCTTGTACCTCACATTTCCGGTATCAAAGTCACCTTCCATAGAAGTCCGCACGGCTGAACGGTTGAAACCCTTCAGGCCGTTTGGCGCGTCCGTCATAATAAACCACGCATCCGTGTCCGACAGGAAGTGGTTAACGGCGTAGCCTTCAGGAAGCATTCCCATGTTCCGTACAGCGTTCACGTCGTTATCCGCAGTGCCCGGGCGAAGAGTGGATTCAAGAAGACGATCAGTGGTGAACTGGAGTTCTTTTGGAACAACCAGCTTGGTGCCACGAACCGCAACTTTAAGACCACGCTCATCCACGAAACCGGCAATGTCAATGAGAGCCTGTTCAAGGCTAGTCTCATTAAGGTCGGCGGCGGTGGACAGCTCATTCCGGAAGGTACTACCGTTAGCAAGAGTGTGGGCGGTAGAGCAAAGCTCTAAGCCATCACCACCAGTGAAGCTGCTGTCAAAGGCATTGTTAAGAACCGCTGCGGCCTTAACCTGCTTCGTCTGGCTCATGCT